AAGGAGCAGGGTGCGCACGCCGTCGGTGCCCGCAAGAGTCGCAAAAAGCGCGGTGCGCTGCGCTTGGGTCATCTTTGCGGTCTTGGTAATCAGCTGCGCCGAGATATCGGACAGCGAGCGCATTTCCTTGTTTTGGTCAAGGAACGAAATCCCGGCAGCCTTCGCCGCTTCCTGCTGCTTGGTCGTCGGCTTAATCAGCTGAATAAGCGACGTCTTGAGCGACGTACCGGCGTCCGAGCCCTTGACGCCCGACTTGGCAAGGGCCGTCAGCGCCGTCATGGTCGCGTTGAAGCTCATGCCGGCCGAGCGGGCAGCCGCACCCGTCTGCACAAGCGCCATGCCGAAGTCACCGACGTCGGCCGTGGTTGCGTTGGCGGCCGTTGCCATGGCGTCGGCAACCTGCCCGGCCTGGCTTCCCGCCATGTTGAATTGCGCCATGGCGTTGGCCGTGTAGGCCGCGGCATCGGCCAGCTGCAAATTGCCGGCCTTGGCAAGCGTGAGCGCCGAGCGCATGCCCCCGCCCATGATTTGCGCGACCGAAAGGCCGGCCTTACCAAGCTCGGTCTGCGCCTGCGCCACTTCCTTGGCGGTGTAGCCAAAGCCCTGCGCCGATGCGCTCACCTTAAGCGCCGACGACCTGAGCGCGTCCATTTGCTTGGCCGTGGCGTTGGTCACGGCCTTGACCTGGCTCATTTGGCTGTCAAAGCTCGCCGCCGACTTGACCGCAAGGGCAAGGCCACCCGCAACCGCAAGGCCCGCGAGCTTCGCCCCGCGTCCCATTGCCGACAGGGCAGCCGAGCCACGGGCTGATGTGCCGTCAGCCTGCTTGGAGAAGGCCACAAGCTTGGCGTTGGCCCGCGCAAGGCCCGCCTCAAGCGCCTGTGTGCGTGCGCTTAGCTCAACATATGCCGCGCCTACCTCGGTAGCCACTTAGCCCTTTCGCTGTCGTGCTGCCTCACGCTCGGCCTGCCGTTTCATTTCGGCTTCCCATGCGTAGAACGCCTGCCATTCGGTCATTTCGCGGCGGCTCATGCGCTGGTCAAGCTCGGCAACGGTCATGCCAAGGTCACGCGCTAGCCGGAACCTCCACGTTCTCCCCGGCTGTTTCAAGAAACATGGCCTCAGCATCCTCAAGTGCGCCGGCCCCAAGGCCCGACAGCTCAAGGATGCGGTCAAGGATGCGGTTAATTGCCCGCATGGACTGACCGCGCACCCATTCGTAGGCGTCGTCGCCAAGGTCGGGCTCAACAATCCCGGCAATGACCAAGTACGCCGAAAGGCGGCCCTGGTCAATCTCGCCGCGGTTGTTGGATGCCTTTTCCTGCACCTGCTGGTACGCCCCCATGGAAAGCTCGCGCACCTTCACGCGGCAACCCCATTCGGGCACGTCGACGTATTCCTCTCGCAACGTCTGCTTTGCGAGAAGGTCGCCGGCATCCAGCACCGGCAAGGGTGCCCCCGAGCCCTTGCCCTTCGCCCCCGAGGCCGCCATTACACGGTGCCCCTGGTCACGGCACCGCTGTTCTGCCACTCGGCCGACCACATGACCGCGTCACCAATCTCGGCCGTCACCTCGTAGCTGGTGAGAATGGCCGAGCCCGAGTAAAACGGGCGGCCGGCAGCCGAGCCAGCCGGAAACACCTTCCACCCGCGAGCGGTGCCGCCAAGCAGCCCCGACAGGTAGCCGTCAACGGTGGCGTCCCACTTGCCTTCAATGGAAATGGTGCGGTCGCGCAGGCCGGTGACGTACACCTTGTCGTCGTCGCCAAGCGTGGACACCTCGGCGGTTTCCACCTCAACCGGAAGGCCCACCGAAGTGGCGTACTCGGTGAGGTTGCGCTCGCTCCCGCCACTGTCAGTGACGTAAACGGCGGCGTCCTTACCATGAAAAAACGTCGGCACTAGCTATCTCCTAACCGCGGCCAAAGCCGGCAACGAAAGTCGCCGTGCCGCTCGTGATTGTGTAAACAAGCCGCGTGTAGCGGTTGACTGCGCCCGCAGCCGTCGTGCGAAAAGACCTGGCCGAAGCCGTAATGGTCCCGAGGGTGACGAGGTCGGCGTAGGTGCTGTTATCGCTTGAGTGCTGCACCTTGACCACGACGGTGCCGCTTGCGGCCGTCGCATGCAGGTAGCCCACCCCGCCATTGCTTGAGCTCGCCGCGCCGTCCACGACGGTTGCGGTGCCCGACGCGGTGCGCTGCGCAAGCGCGTGGTGGGAAAGGATTGGCTCGGTGCCCACTGAGGACTGCCCCTCAATGCTCACCATGACCACGTCACCGATTTCCGCGGTGCGCTCGGCCGAAGTGACGTCCAGCGAGTATCCGCGGCCAGGCGTCCCGACCGCGTCGCCGGCCGGATACACGCTCCACACGCTCTTGGTGCCCGAGCCGGTAATGGTCGAAAGCTCGCCGTCAAAGGTGGCGTCAAAAAGGCCCTCGGCCGAAAGCGTGGCGTCAGCCAGGCCGGGCACGTAGGTCTTGTCGTCGTCGGCAAAGGTCGTCGACTCGGCCGTTTCGACCTCGGCGGAATTCGACAGCGACCGCAGGTAGCCGGTGAGGTCGTTGCCGTCCTGATAAACGACCGCGTCCTTGCCGTGAATAAAGCTCGGGCTCACTTGTCACCGTCCTTGGGGGTGGGGGAGGGGGCCGCGCCCGCGGGCTCAATAAGCCCCTGCTTGCGAAGCCACTTCACCGATGAATCGGGCAGGTCGCCAACCACGTCACCCGGCTCGGCACGCTTGCCGGGCGGGTAATCAAGGCCAACGAGCGCCCTAAACTTCTCGCTCATGCGCGTACCTCTAATTCGTAACGTGCGCCGGCCTGCCGGTAGACCACGCCCTTTGATTCCTCGGACAAATCGGGAAGCTCCCCAATGCGCCGGCAGCACATCGCCGTACCTGCCCCCACGGTAAGGTCGTACTCGTCAAGCAAGGTGTCGACCGCGTCGACAAGCTGCTTGCACCGCTTGTGGCTTGCCCCCTGGTCCCACGCCTGCACCGCCCATTGCTCGCGGGTCGTGGCCTTGGCACCGAACACCCGCGAGTCAGCCGCGCTTACCAGCGCAATGGTCACGTAGGGGTAGGCGCTGCCTTCGGGCGCAACGCCGTAGTGCACGCCCGTGCAGCCAAGCGCGGTGAGCGTGGTGCCTGCGGTCAGCCGGCCGTACAGGGCCGTAGCGGTCGCGGCGCTCACAGGCCAAGTGCTCCCGATAGCACGCGGGTGAAGTCGCCCCACGTCTGCGCAAGGGCGTTGTTCAGGTAAAAGCGCCCCGGCTGATGCCCGCCGCCCCGCCGCTGGTGCCCGAGCTCCACGTATATGGCGTAATCGGCGTTGGCATAGACGCGCCAGGTGTCATGGCGTTCCTGCTCGGCCATAATGCTGTTCTTGAGGTTGCCGGTGTCCACGGGCGCATTGAATTTCGCCAGCGTTTCGGTGTCATATGCGGTCTTGGCAAGCGCCGCCGACACCGACGGGCGCACCGCGGCAGCGACCTTTGGAAGCCTGTTGTAGATGATGGGCACCGAGCTACTTGCCCCGGCCGCCTCGGCCGCCCTTGCGACCGCCCTTGCCCTTGCCGTAACCCATTAGCGCACCTCCACGCATGCGCAGCGCACGCATGTGTCAAACGAGCGTGCGCCCGAGGTGGCAACCACCTCAAGCGTCATTGTGGGGGTGGTAATGCGGTCGCGCACCGTCACGTTGGTGCCCTGCGGCAAAGTCACCGTCCACGGCGCTTCGCTCACGTCCTTGCCACCAACAATGCGGTCCTCGCCGGAAATCGACGGGGACACGCGGGCGGCTGCCCCCACGACAGCCGCCCACGTTTCGGTTGAGCCGCCCATGCCGTCGCTTGCAAGCGTGGCGCGGGTCACGCTGACCGTGCCCGGCAGCGACGCCGTGAGCGTGGAGCGAAGCGACGTGAGCTCAGCGGCCGAAAGCACTTAGCTGTTTGTCCTCAAGCTCTTGACCTTGAGCCTGGCGCGCTTTCGCATAATGCGCGCCTGCTCGCGCAAGCCTTCCGCCTTTTGGCTGCGGGCGAAGTTTTGGCCGTCGGTGGAGAAGTCAAACGACCTCGCCTCGGACGCGGCCCATTCCTCAAGCAATTCGCCGGCCGCGCCGTAGGGGTCGTATGACCTGGCGGTGAGGTAGAGCGCCGTGCCGCGCTGGTCGCTCGTGAATTCAAAAATTCCAAGCTGGTAGTCGGCCGACCAAAGCGCGGTGCCGCGGTCGTCGCCTACTGAATCCTCCACATAAAGCGCGGTGCCCTGCTCAAGGTTGCCGTATGCCGACCGCTGGCGGGTGTAGACGACCGAGCCGCCACCCGTATAGGTCGGCTCGCTCATGAGCTTGTGCCGCACCAGGTCGATGCGGTGGCGGTCAAGGATTTCCTCAATGTGGTCGTCTGACCAATAGGACACCGTGCCGCGGGTGTATTCGGCGGTGCCGGCATAGGTCAGCGTGCGCACGCGATTGATAAGGGTTGCCATTCCTGCACGACTCATGCGGCCACTTCCTCGGGGGCAAGGTGTTCAGCAGCGGTGCGGGCGACGATTGCGGTGAGGTCGTCCTCGGGGGTCCAACCAAGGTCGCGGGCGCGGCCGGAATCGGGAAGCTTGGTGCCGGCTGAGGCTTCCTCATATCGCTCGCCAAAGACGCGCTTGCCCGAGGTGTGGACAATGGGCGAGTCTGATTCGGTGACCTCGCGCACGAGCGCGGCAAGCTGGTTGATAGTGGTGCGGTTGTGCTCGGCACCCACGTTGTAGGGCTGCCCGCGCCACTCGTCAAAGTCCTCGGGCAGGTAGTCGGTGATGAACCGGCACACGTCCCATACCGAGGTAAATGCGCGTTCCTGGCTGCCGCCCTCAAAGACGGTGATTGGCTCGCCGGCAAGCGCCTGGCTGACCATGCGCGGCATGACAAACCCCTTCTCACGCGCCTCACGCGGGCCGGCCATGTTCCACGGGCGGATTTGCACGGCGCGAAGGCCGCGGGCAATCGACGCGCCAAAGACCTGCTCGGCGGCAATCTTTCCCGCCTGGTACTCAAGCCGGGCCGAGTAGCGGGCAGGCACGGTGCAGGGGTCAACCTCGCTTGCGCGGCCCGTGATGCCGTAGACCTCACTCGTGGAGATATGCACCACCGGCACACCGGCAATCACGCACGCATCGGCCACACGCTGCGCGGCGGAAACGATTTGGCCGGCAACGGTGCCCTGCATGGGCAGGATGCCCGCCGCACCCACCGGGCTTGCCGCGTGAATGACCAAATCCACGCTTGCCACATGCTTGGCCTCAAGGGCACGGGCGTCGCCCACAAGAAAGGTGTGAAAGCTCGGATGGGTGACCGACACCACATGGCCGGTGAGGTTGTCCAGCGCGACCACGTCCCACCCAAGCGATGCGTAGCGGTCGGCAAGGTGGCTGCCCATGAACCCCGCCGCGCCGGTAATCAGCACCCGCGGGCTCATGCGGCCACCTTTGCCCACTCGCCGGTCGTCATTGACTGTTCAAAGGCCAAGCGGTCGGTCATGGACCGTCGCACCATTTCGTCACGGCCGTGGGTGCCCTCAAGGTGGGTGAGCCGGTAGCCCTCGCGGTACACCACCGTAAGCCCAAGCGCACGAGCCCGGGCGGCAAGGTAGTCGTCAGCGAAGTAATGAATTTCAAGGCTCGGCCCGAGCTCGCGCCACACGTAGCTGCGCATGAACGGGAATTGCGACGAGGCAACCGGCGCGTAATCGGCGCAGCCGGTCAGCAACCAGCCGCCGCCCATTGAGCCGGTCGCAAGCACCTGGCCGTCATCGGTGTCGATGCGCGGGGCGGGGTAGTAGCCGGCGTCAGCGGCCTCGGTTGCGGCCTCAAGCCAACCGGGGTGCGGCATCACGTCATCAGCGGCAAGCATGAGGTAGTCACCCGTGGCGGCCTCAGCACCGTCATTCCACGCCTTGCCGATGGTCATGCGCTCGCGCACAACGATTAGCTGCAAATCGGCGTCAGTCGATGCGCGGAAGGCCGCAACCGTGCGGTCGCAAAGCCCTTCGCGCCCCTTGATAGTGGGAATGACAACCGACACCGTCACGCCGCGATGACCTCCACGGCCGGCGCGTCGTCACTCTTGTCGGCAAAAAGCCGAGCGTGCATCACCTCAAGGGCGGGCTTCCAATACTTTGCGGTGACGGCGTCGGCGTCGTACGGCTCGGCCATGGCGCGGCAGGCAAGGGCAATGTTCTTGTCGCCGCGTGCCTGGTACGCCTTCTCAAGGGCGTCGGTGACGCCGGCCACGCTCGGCATGTACTGATAGGCGTTCATGGGCGTAAACACGCGCTCAAAGTCGTCAACGACCCACCCGCCGCCTACAAGCTCGGGCATGGCGGTCGCCCCGGTCACAATCACGGGGGTGCCGCACGCCTGCGCCTCAATGATGGGGACGCCAAAGCCCTCACCCATGGTCGCGCTACAAAGCACGTCCATTGCGTTGTAGAGCGCGGCCATAAGCATGGGGTCGTACCCCATGAGGTTCATGTACTCGTTGCACACCTTTACGGCCGACTCGGGAACGCCGACCTTGTGCAGCACCGAAACGAGGTCTAACCCTTCCATTTGGGGGCCGGTGTGCGAGTGCAGGTAAAGCACCGAATTGGGGTGCTTCTCGTGGAAGCGGGCAAACGCCTCAAATTGCGTGGGCAGCGCCTTGCGCGAGGGCGTGCCCTTGTTGGCCGCCACAATCCCCACCACAAAGGTGTCGGGGTCAATGCCAAACGCCTGCTTGGCCTTGCCCTTGTCGCGGGGGGCATAGGTCGTGGTGTCGACCCCATGGGGCACGTACATCGCGCCAAGCCCGGCGTCCTCGGCAAGCTTTTGCGCATGCTTGGAGTAGGTAAGCGGCTGCCACGCCTTGCGCACCTTGGCAATGACCGGGTCGGGAATCGGGTCATGGTCGACCGGGAACCAGGGCACCCACTTGGCACCGCTCTTGGTAATCGCCTGGTCATCAAGCACCCACGCATCAACAAGGGTGATGACAATGTCGGCCTTGTGGTCATCGGCGTGGTTGGCGATGACGTCAAGCCCGTAGGGGTGAAAGCACTTGGGGTAGACCGGCATGCCGGCCCACTCAATGCTTCCGCCCTCAAGGCCGTAGAACGCCGAAATGGCAACCTCGTGCCCGAGGTCGCGCAGGCGCGGCGCAAAAAGCTGAGTCTGCACGCCGTAGCCGGTGCTGGCCCACGGCGCATTGGAGTGCCACAAAATCCTCACGCACGCCCCCATGCGGTCGCCCCGAAAAAGAGAAGGCGGCAGGGAAGCGTGCGGGGGCTCACGCTTGTCGCCCGTCGGCTATCCCTGCCGCCCATGCTCATTCGCTACGCCTTGCCCTGCACGTAGTGAATGACGACCTTGGCCCGCGTCGGGCTGCCACCGTCAACGGCAGCCTGCGCCACCGAAAGGCACTCGCCGTCGTCAACCACCTGGTAGGTGCTGTCGATGGTGAACGCCTTGGGCAGCGTGTCGGTCCAATGGTCAGCGGTGCCACCAATGGCGGCAGCCACCGTGCCGGCGATAACCGTGCCGGCCGTGGTGCGCTTGTGCAGCGCGAGGGTGAAGGTCGCGGTGCCCGAGGTCGTAGCGTGGTTAACCGCATACGCCTCAAGCACCGTGATTGCACCGCCCGCGTCTGAGCACTTAAAGCTCACGACGTCATCGGCGGTGGCATCCACCGCAAGCACAAGTGTCTGAACTTCGTTTGCCATAGCCGCTACCTACGAAGTGGGCGCGGTGTTGGTGGTCGAAATCAGCTTCACACCGAACTTCGGACGCCACACGCCGTGGGCGTAGACGGCCGAAAGGTTGAGCTCGGTGGCACGGCGGGAAGCGTCACGCTCGGGCTCAAGGCGCGGTGCGCGGCGAATGTCCAGCGCAAGGGCCATGGGCGAGAAAATGCCCGCGACCGACGCGGTGCCGGCGGCGATGTTGCTGCTTTCGAAAATCATGCAGCCCGCAGCCATGCCGAAGTAACGGTTACGCATGACCTCGTCACCGAAGCTCGGCGCGTTCATGTTGGTGCCAGCCGGTGCCGCTTCCTTGGCCAGGTCGTGAATCTGGTAGGGGTGCAGCACCGCGTAGTACGGGCCGGGGGCGTTCTGCGCCCGCAGCTGCGCGACGGCGGCAAAGAAACGGCCCCACGTCAGCACCGAACCCGACGTGCCGGCCGTGCCGCCCGTAAAGCCGGCAAACCCACCAACAAGGTCAGTCTCAATCTTGGTGGCCATGGCCGAGCCAAGCTCAAGGGCGGCGGCCTGCTGCACGCCCATGGGGTCCGACTCAAGGCGCTGGTCGGTAATAAGGTACTGAGCACCCACCTCGGCGGGCGTCAGCGTCGACAGCACCGTGGGCTTGAAGGACTGCGAGCTAAGGTCGTCGTCGTCGTTGACGGCCGAAATGGTGGCCGATGAATACTCGGACGACACGCGGGGGGCCACGCCCTGCCCGGTGTAATTGGTCACGAGGCCCGACATAAGGTTGGACTCACGCGCAACAAAAAGCGCGTCCTCGTAGACCTTCTGAATAAAGTCGGTCGGACTCTGAATGTCCGAAACCTGAGTGAATGCCATGCGGCTTTACTCCTGTGGGTTAATTACGCCGCCGCCAAGCCTGCTTGCCGTGCTCGGGTCAAACATTCCGCCGCCGCCGCCAAAAAGACGCGAACGCCGCTGCTCGTCGGTTTCACCCAACGGCTCGGCTCGGGCCGGATTGGCAGGACTAGCTGCGGGGGGCTGAGTCTTGAGGTACGGCTTGGACTTGATAAGCGACCTAAGTGCCTGGTCAAGGCTTTCCGAGTCGGGCCGGCCGGCCTCGTCAAAGTCAAGCGAGCCGGGGTCCAAGAGCTTTACGGCAACCTCGGCGTCGACAATGCCAAGCGCGTTGCTGCGCATGGCGACGGCGCTTTCAAGCGCCAGCCGACGGGTCTGCTCGTCGCGCTCCAAAACTGCCTGCTCAAGCTCGGCCAAACGCTTGGCCTGCCTTTCGGACTCGGTAAGCTCGGCTTCCTCGCGTCGCTGCTGCACCGCCTCAAGCTCCCGAAGGCGCTTGCGGTACTTGGCAGCTTCCGCCCGCGCTTCCTTAAGCGCCTTGTCGGAGAAAGCCCGGTCCTCGGTCCCTGCGGCGTCCTGCGCCTGCGGGGTGGCGTCCTGCGCCACATCATTGCCCGTCATGGGCTCGGTGACGTCGGGCGCCTGGCCCTCGTCAACCGTTTCGTCGGTCATGTTAGCGGTAACCCCCGATGCGGTGAACCTTGCAGCGGTATGCAATCACGCGGCGCGGGGGAAACCGGCGTATTCTTTGGCCGGCATGGTAAACGGAACTTGACACACGGTGAGCGATGTAGTAAACTGCGCTTTACAAGGTCAACAAAGCAAAAGGAATCCCAATGACCTACACGTTTAAGCTTTCGCCCACGTTCTACGACGACACGCGCCATTCGTATTGCTTCGACGACAGCCCCGTTGAGCTCAAGCGCACCAAGCGCGAAGTCATCGTGACACTTAGCGAAGCCGACGCCTTTGAGCTTCACAGCCGAGCCGACCACTACGCCGGGGAAATGGCCGGCGAATTCATTGCCAACGGCTGCGGCGGGCTTGTTAGCTCGGCGCGCGCCACGCTAAAGCGCATGGCGGCGCAGGGGTACAGCTGGCAGCAGGCCAGCGACTACCGCGCCAAGATGCGCGAAGCCGCATGACCGACGACTATGCAAAAGCCGACGAGGTGCGCATTGAGGCATACGGTGTGCTCAGGCTGATGCACGCATGCAACCTTGAGCATGTGCGTGGCCAGCCCAAGCCCGTGTGGATGTTGCGCTATGCCGTCGCCGCGCACATGATGGAGCTCGCCTCACCGCCCAAGCAGCACACCCACGAGGACAGCGCATGACCGACGACCGCACATGCCCATGCTGCGATGCGCCCGACGCGGGTGCCGGATGCCCGCGCTGCGGGTGGCGCATGGGGGACACGCCCGCACTACCCGAGCCGTGGGAGGAACGCATGCTTACTGACGCCAACCGCAAGGACGCCGCATGACCAACACACACACCGCCCACCTTGACCTGGTTGCCCGCGCTGCGGCGACCAAGGCACGCGCCGCCGAGCGCAAGCATGACGCTGACGCCGCGCTTGTGGATGCGGTCATGGCTGCACGCGAAGCGGGGGAGACACTTGAGGCAATCGGTGACGCGGCCGGCCTCACCAAGCAGCGCGTCGGGCAAATCATCGCGGGCCACCGTGCACCGGCAGCCGAGCGCAGCTAGTCCTCGGCGCTGGCCTCGGCTAGCAATTGCTCAAGCACGTCGGGCTGCAGGCGGTCAGCGGAAAGCAACGGCCGCGGGTTGCCGTTCTCGTCGCGCACGTCGAAGTCACCGGGGCCGAGCCTATCGGTGCCCATCAGCGAAGCCACCCCCGCTTGCGGAATAGAGCGTCAAGCGCCGCCTCAATTGGCGCAAAGTCTGCTTCGTCCCATTGTGGCACGAAGCCGTGCCGGCGCTCGGTTCCCTGCCACGCGCTGAATACATCGTCAAGGATTTCCCCCGACCCGCTCTTTCGTGCGATGTACTGCGCAAACGACCTGGCAAAGCACTCGTCGGCCCCGAGGAAGTACGCCTTGCGCCGAGCGCCAAGGGTAGATGACGCCCGAATCTCACCGTAATTGCGTGAGCCCTTGACAACCTGCCACCACTCCCAAAGCTCGCTTGCCTCGTCAATCCCGCGGGTTGCATCGCCCATCATTTCCATATCAAGGTAATGCCCGTACTCGTGCACAAACGTGCCGGCACGCCCGTCAAAATTGCCAGCCATGCGAAGCTCGCTGTCAAATACTTCGCGGGTGAGGATGTTGACTCGTGCGCCGTACTGCCCCGCGTAATTGGCGCGTCCCACGTACTTGACCGAAATGCGGTCAGCCGCCTGGCCTGGTGGCACTCGGACGACCTCGCCAATGGCGTCAAGTGCACGCTTAATGTCGTCAAGGGTTTCTTTCTTGACGCCACGGGTGGCGGTAAATAGGTCAACGGTGTCGGCCGGTGAAAGCAATCCCTCGGCAAGCTGGTTGACGACCGGGCTTGGCGGCGGCGGGGGAAGCACAACGTCGGGCAACGCAGGCGGCGGCGTGCCCCCACCGGCCTTGCGAAGCGCCGCGTTGTCCTTGGCAACCCGAAGGCTTGCCTCACCCGTCGACGGCCCCCACGTCGGTGACTCGCGCTTGGCAACGAGGTCGGGCAGCGTGATTTCCCGGCGCTTGTAGGCGTCGTATTTCGACGGCCCGAGTATGCGGCGTTGGTCGGCTTCGGGAAGCTTGCGGAAGGCGGCCGGCCCCGGCTCAATGTCAAGCCCGCCCGGCTGCTCACCAAACCCGAGCTCACGCCACGACTTCGTTTTGGGGACCATTGAGCACCGGCAGCGCGGGTGCGTTGCCATGACCTCGTCAAGAGGATGCACCGACCCATGTTGCGCCCAACATGACGGGCAAGTGCGGTTGCTTAGGTCAGCGGTCCACACCCACCCTTGCAGCACATCGGCGTTGGCTTGGTAGGCGGCGCGGGACGCCTCGCGGTAGGCACGCAAGGTTTCGGTGCGGGCGATGGTGAGCGCACGGGTGAGGCTGCCGCCAAGCGCCTGGCGCATGTCGCGGGCAATGACACGCGGGTTCTTGCCGGCGATCACGCCCGAGGTAATCGCATCGGTCAAGGTCTTGGCGGCCTCGGGTCCGAATTGCGCGAATAGCTGACCCACGGGCGCGTTGGTTTGGGTGAACGCACCGATTTGCTGCGCTGCGCCGCGGGCTAGGCCCACTTCCTCGGGCACCACGGGCGTGATGCGCGGCGCACCCGTGGCGGGGTCGACGTCCCCCGATGGGGCAACGGTGATGCCTTCAGGCAATGCCAGCTGCATGAGCGCGGCGGCGTGCTCGTCGCCGGCCACACGCGCAAGGTCAATGGCACCGCCCACAATGACGTCAGCCTGCTCGGCAAAGCGGGTGAGCTCGGTGACCACCTTGCTTTGGAGCACTTGCAAGCGGCCTTCGCGGTAGAGCAGCGCGGGAATGTCGGTGTCGGGGACGCCTGCATTGCGGCTTTGCGCGATTGCAGCAAGGACGCTTTCCCGCTCACGCACGATGCGGCGAAAGGCTGCGCCGTAGACGTCGAACATTTGACGGGCGGCGCGGCGCTCGTCGCGCAAAAGGGCGGCGCGAAATTCCTGCGCCTGGTCGTAGAGATTTGCCACCGGCCGCTAGGTCAGCCGGTCGCGCCGGCCCCCCGGTCAAACGCGGTGAGAAGCGCCGAGCCAAGGTCAGTCTGCTCGGTCGCCCGCTGCTCGGACTCGCTCATGGGGTCGTAGCCCATTTCGGCAAGCGTGGTCGACTGACTCACGCCGGCACGCTGCAACGCCTCGGCGGCGGTCGCCTCAATGAGCGGGTCGCTCGGGATTATCTCGGGCCACTTCACTTCGCAGTACAGGCCGGGCCCAAGCCCGCCGAGCTCACACACCCGTGAGGAAAGCTCGGTGATGAGGCTGCCGTACAGCCGGCGCTTTACCTCGGTCTTTCGCACAAGCGGGCCATAGAGAATCTTGAGCGCAAGCCCCGAAAGGTTGCCGATGCCCTCAAGGTTCCCGGCCGTAATCTCGGGCACGCGGGAAATCTCGTGAAGGGCCGCCTTCACGGTGTTGAAAAGCTGAATGTGGTCAGCGACCGTTGCCCGCGGCTCAAGCAGCGAAATCTCACTGTCAGTGTCGGGCAGCACAATGGCTTCGTCTGGCCCAACGTCAAGGTCGCCGTCACCCACGCCCTTGGCAACGACCTTGGGGTGGCCGTGGATTCGCTGCACACGGGCCGCGTTGCTCATGACGCGGTTGAGCGCAAGCTGTGTCTCAAGCACGTCGTCGGTGATATCCGGACGGCCGAAGTAGGCGTTGGGCTCGGGGAGGTTTTGGCAATCGACAATCGGTGCCCACCCGAAGCGCCAGGGCGTTTCCTTAAGCGTCGTCCAACGAGTGCCCTGTGTGTCGGCCGATATTTGATCGACAATCATCCATTGGCTGCCGTCGCGCTGTATCACCTGGCGCTTGGCGACTTCCTTGCCGCGGTCGTCCATCGCAAGCCATTGCAGGACGTAGGCAAGGACGGTGCCGACGTCATCGGGTTCCCACACCACGCGCAGCATTTCGGGGTCAACGACAAGCAGGCGGGGAGGGGTACCGACGGGTGAGCCCTCGGGGGCGGGCACAATGCGAATGGCCGCGTGGCCGGCGACTGCGCCGTTAGTGGCGGCCGCCTGCCAAAGCAGCATTTCCCGGTTGACTTCAAACACGTCGTACAAGTACGCCGTGGCAAGCTCGTCAACGGTGTCGTCGGTTTCGACCTGCACGCGAATGTCCTGCCCAAAGAGCGCGTCAACGCCTGTGTCAACCACAAGGCCGGCCATGTTCAGCCGAATGTTGTCGTCGGGCTCGCCTGGCAACACGCGCAGGGGCTTGGGCATGTTGCCCCGGTAGAGCTCCCAAGCGCGGTGAATACGACGGTGGCGCTCGCGGTCGGCGTCGATAGTCGCCGCGAGGTAGGCGGAAATATCCACGAGGTAGGACTTTAGACCTCGCTACGGGGGAAAGCGCATTC